ATTCTGTTTGCGATTGCCTGTTGCATTTGCGAAGCCTGCAATTCCGTAACCATTGGAATCTGATTTCCCACAACTTTTGGAACTAACGCACCCTTCGCCCCACCATTTGCCATTTGTGAAGCTGCGGATTTTTGAGCCTCAACTCCCATAAGGTAATTGTTCCAAGCCGCCCGGATTGGGGACAACCCTCTCATGTGTTCACGAGTAGTGACGTTAAAGTTTGGATTCCAACTCTTCCACTGCATTACATCCGCCTTTGCAAGGTTTATCGTTGTTCCCATATTATCGAGTTGATAACCTAAGATGCCGTATAAGTCGTTTGGATCTGGCATGATGTCCGTAAACTGAGAAGGCAAGATTAATAATTCCACAAATTTACCGTTAGGAATATTTCCACGATTACCCCATAAAAAAGTCTCACCGCTTAGGAATCTATATCCGAATAAATTCTCAAAAAATGCGTCCTGTGATTGATAGGAGTTTGGATTGTTTAAAAGGTTCGCCAATGGTGTATCCTCTACAATCATCGAATCATCGTAAGCATTTTTACGATGTATCAACGCCGTTTCAAAGTTTGTTAAACTGCCCTTTGTTAACTGCTTGTATTTTAGCAAACTTGATTTCGCTTTTTGTCCGTCATTTAATTGGTAAACATACCAGGGTATAGATGCACATTTACGAGCAAGAAAAGATACAATTGCGTAAACGTCGGCATTTTCGCTGTATGCGTTTGTATATTTTTGGGCATCATAACTTTGTAGAATGGCTCCTGTATTTACGGGAATAACTCCATTGTTGTAAAGCGGCAATCCTTTCTTTTTAAAAAACTTATCTATAAAACTCCCCATGTTAGTTTTGTTTGTTTTGATTTAGAATATACAGCATAACGCAATGCGTCTAATATGTGGTCATTTAACTTTACCGGCTGTTTATCAATTACTTTGCCGCTTCCGTCTGATTTCCACCTATATTTTTTAATTTCGTTTAGCAAATTTAGACTATTATTTTTTATGTATAGCGGCTGCGATTTAACCTTCATAATTCCTGCGTAAACATCTTTGTCCGCCGCCTTAACATTGAATCCACTTTGGTAAATTTCTTGAATCGTTTTTGGTTCGGCGGCATCTGCGAATATTTCATCGTAATGATTTATTCCTAATGTAGGCAAGATGTTTAACAAATCACCCGTTGTTAAATTTTGTTGATATAAGATTTCCTCAGCGTAAATACTATTTTCCGCAAGTGTAACTTTTACGAGTGCCGTTGGAACTCTATATCCAAAGTCCAAACCATAACAAACCTCGCCCTCCGGGATGTTGTCCGTAATTTTCCAATGTGAATATATTTGTTCCTCGCTTACGCCACGCAATCCAAGCCCGAAAACTTGCCATAACATCGGGTCAGCATCTTTATAACTTTCAATTACATTCTTTTGTATGTCGCTAAGGAATGGATTGTCCTTGTAGGTAGAGTGTATTTTAACTGCATTGTCTCCATCTGCAATTTGGTAGCAATATGAATCAAAGTCTGATGGATTTAAATCTATTATTACTTTCTCTGTCGTTCTGATGTCCAACTGGTCAAACAACTGCTTACTAATTAAATTTGCCTCGTTTATAAATAAAATGTTCCTGCCTGCTCCCCTTGCCTTGTCTGCATCTTCCAAGCCGAAAAATTCAATGTAACTGCCATTTGGGAAATGGTAAATGTTATCGGTTTTATTGTGCCATTCCTCCCGATACCAACCGAAAGCCCTAATAATATTGTCAAAGTCTCGCAATGCTCCCCGCTTAAGATGTGGCAAAGAATGGCTTACTACTGTTATTGTCTTGCGTTGATTAATGCAAATTGTAATTAAAAGTTGCATTATAGAGAAACTTTTACCCGAACGAGAGCCGCCCTCGTTGACTATGTAACGTTTGCCGGTGCTAAGTGCTTCGTGATTTAATTTAAACAATTTGCCTGATTGTATTTTTACCATTAGTGCAAAAATAAAAAAACCTACTCATTAAGTAGGTTTTAGTTGTCAGTAAGGGATTTTAACCCTTATCTCCCAATCAAATTGGGATGTTCTACAAAATTTTACACCAACTGACAATTAATTTACAATTTCTATTGTTACCTGCGGCAAGTTAATTGATACATCTTGCTCAACCCTTTCAACATAACCACGCTTTTTCCCTTTAGTCTTTAGGTAAAATATAGTTGATGTTACTTCGCCGTCTTTAATCTGTTTATGCAGTTGCGATTCCGCAAAGTCAAGTGTTATATCCTGGATAGAATCAACGGAGGCTTTGTAGTCTTCATCTTCAATAATCCATCTATAATGTGTATCTCGTGTTATACCTACATTCTTACACGCAGTTGTAACAATGCCCAGCGATTGTTCCAACGCTGTTATCATTGCCTTTTTATGTGTCTGAGTTTGTAAGTTCATAGGTTAGCAGTTTATCTCTCGTTTAACGCAATGTATGTAAAAATATAAAGAATGAAAGCCATAAAAACAATAACGCTATTCCTAACTTTTGCACCGCCTTTAATTGCTGCAATCAACCCGGCAAGGATAGCGATTGCTAATGGTGTAAACCAAAGTATCAACTTTGAAACCTCAGAGTAAGTACAAAAGTAAATTTGCGTCATTGTCAATGCCAAAATAATTGCAGCCGCTAAGAAAGTTTTTAAAGTATTCATATTTTATAAATTTTCCTTTGCAAAGGTATTGAATTTTATTTTTAAAGCAGTAATGCCGTACTTTAAAATTAAATCGTTACTAACTTGTAACGTTACTAATGTATAATCTTTTACATTCTCAATCGCCTTCATCCTGCTGTAAATGTCATCTAATGTGCTAATTATTACTTTGTCATTGATTGAAATGAAATCAACTATTTTACGGTAGTTATAACTTACGTTAGTATGGTGTTGATTCAATAACCTTGCAATTTGTGAGCAACCGAAATTAAACTCCTTTTTTAAAATGTAAGCAAATAATTTTCTTGCCATTACAATATTCTGGAATCTGTGTATTCCATCGAACTGATCTACCCTCACTTTACAACAAGTGCAAACAATGGTTTTGATTTCATTAATTAATATTTCATTCATTCACCATATTTTTTAAAACTTCCTTCAGTACTGTTGTGTATTTCATTTTATTTTCTTTGCAATAATTTTCAAAGTTTATAAAATCATCTCCTTGCAATGTCAAGCAAATTAACTTCGCATCCTTTATTCGTGTTTCATTGCGTTTTAATGGTTTAAAATCAGAATTGATAAACCTTCGCATTGCAAGGCGAATAATAACACCTTCGGGAACATTGAGCCTTTCGCTAAGTTCGGTTAATTGCTGAACTAAATCATTCTGCACCCATCCCAATACCCTTGTTTGTTTCTTTCGTTTTTTGATAGTCATCTATAAAGTTTTTTAATGCGATTCTTAAAGCCGCTGAAATGCTTATATTTTTACTTTTGCAATATTGCTGAATTTCATTGTAGAAGTTTTCTTTCACGTAAACTTGCACAATCTTTGCGTTGTCTTTTGTCATTTATAATTGTTTAAAATTTCGATTGCCTCTTGTGCTGTCCGCACGATATAAATCTCACCCTTCCAGCTTTCGTGAAATTTTACTTGCTCAGGTGTTAACTTGCCTTTAGGTTTCTTAACTTCCATTAAATACAATTTGTTCTTAAAACTTACGAGCAAATCTGGAATCCCTTTGGAAGAAAGATGAGCCACACTTGCTCCAACTGCCCTAAGTGCTTTTACTATTTCCACTTCGTTTTCATCCCGCTTTGCTCCGTAATGTCTCATACTATTTCTTTATTAAAATTTCCGTTCTCAAAAAATTGATTAACAAATGCATTTAGCTGAAAGGCATCATCCTCGTTAATCAATACCTGATTCTTACCAATCTCAAACTTTAAAAAAGTCTCGTTGTTTTGCTCAAATTCGGAAACGATTAACTTTTTAAATTCATCGTCTATAATTACAAGTTTAGTCATAAGTTAAAATAATTTTTGTTGTTTAATATGGTTATTTATTCTTCCAATTGCTTTATCAAAGTATTCTTTATCTAATTCACAGGCAGTTAAATCAAATTCGTAATTATAACAAGCAATTGCAATACTCCCAGAACCAAGATGTGTATCTAAAATTTTATAATCTTTTTTTGCATAATTAATTAATAACCATTCATACAATTTTACAGGTTTTTGTGTTGGATGTATTCTTTTTTCTATTCCTTTTGCATAATCATTTAAAGATTTT